TTTGCAATATTTGAACAGGGAAACCATTCTTTCTTTCCTTTTACAATTCCGATTATACCACAACCTTCTCGAGGATACTCTTTTTCAAAGTGCGCTTGTATTCTCTCAATCACTTAAACTTCTTCGACCCGGGGAAGCCTCCAAAAGGTAAAGGCACTTCTGTATTTAAAGTAGTATCTGTAGCATTTCCTTGAAAACGAATTTTACAAGAATTCATAGTTTTTCCACATAAATCAATTCGCTTCCAATACTGTCTATTTGTTTCAGGATTTTTCCCGTAGTTATCAAAAAGTGCTTCCCATATCTGAACTCTACTTGTAATTGCATTCGTTGTTTTTACTATATCTCCTGCAGAATAACCATTGGGATTATTATATGTTGCGCTCCAAACATTTATAGTGCCTGTTATTTCTGTGTCGTCTTTTCGAAAAAAGCTATGCTGTTCACTTTCTTTATATCTCCAAGTACAGCCGCCGCCAAAGCCTAAATCTCTTCCTTGATATTGCCAAGGGCAGTACTGTCCAATAACTTCTCTGGCAGGAATTCTTACTCTCTCTAAATCCATTGGGGAAGCCAGCTCAAAAGTTACAAAAATATTATTTTCAGAAGAAATCCTATCTATATAATAAGTTTGCGAAGGTAGTTCGTCAGGAGTGGCTGCGTCTGTATTACAATCAGATAAAAAAGCTTGCCTATAAACTACACGGGTTCCAATTAAATCATCGTTTCTTTCAAAGGGAAGATTTAAGTTTGCATCGTTTCGTATACTTTGCAAAACAGTTTCACTGCTATCTCGAGTTTTTGTAAGTACAGGAATATTTGCAACAGTTAAAGTAGGTCTTGCAATTGCTCCAGAAGATGCAATTTCTATTCCAGTTATCTGAATTGGAATTGCTTCATAGTCATTTTGTGCAAACTCTATTTTATTTCCTGCTTGCTCTAAATCGGTACCATTAAAAAGATAAAAAGTTCCTGCAAGATCACCAGAGTCATATCCTGGAAGAGTTATATCAAATAACTCTACAAGAGAGTCTAAGTTTCCATCCCCATCTACTATTTCTTGCTTTTGTACGGTATCTACTAAGTCTGTCACGGCTCATAAACTCTCTTTAAAGTTGTTGTAAGTGTATGCAATTCGGTATTAATATAATTAATATTATACTCTTCTGACAATACTTTAATTGTTACGTCTGTATCATCGTACTCTGTAATTACTAACTCAAAATGTTTACCAGCTTGTCTATTTAAGAATGCTGCAAGCTTATTTATTTCTGCTCTCGAGCGATTTGAAAATTTTACATTAAAAGTTTCATCAGTAGGATTTATTCCATTTTTTACTCTTTGAGAATATCCATCTCCAAATTGAGCAGTAAGAATTCGTTGCTTTACTTGTCTTGTAGAGTTTCTATCCACAGCAATTTCAGTAGCAGAAGTAGGATTTGTTCCATCATAGCCTCCTACAGGTATTTTTATCTTATAGACTGCCATTAGGATACTCCGTTCGGATTAAGTATACCGCCCTGTCTTTTTTGATTTAACAATTCTTGCTGTACGGCACTAGCAATAACTCTTCCTAGATCCATTCCTTGCTGATCGCCTTCACTATTTTGATTAGTATTGCCATTGCTATCAATTGAAACATTTACCGTAACATTATTTTGCTGACCCATTCCTCGACCCATGCTGACAGGAATTGACTTACCATCAGGAAGAGGAACAATTGCTTCATTATACTTACCTTCGCCAACAAGACCTACTGTAGGACTTTTTGCAATTCCTCCATTTGCATATGCTGCGGAACGAAAGCCGCCTTTTGCAATTCCGCCGTTGGCGAAGAAAAGACTAAACAACCCTCCTATACCGCCACCTCCGGCACCTCCGAATAAACTTCCAAGAAGGTCTGGAAGAGATTTAAATAAGTCTGCAAAAAGACTACCGCCCTCTTGGAAGACTCCTCCCATCTTTTCAAGGAATCCGCCGTCTATATTCTTATCAAAAACATCAGAGAAAGCATTAATGAACCCACTAAAAATTCCTCCGGTTCTTCGAGTTTTAGAACTTTCTGTATAGCCTTCTGTTTCATTTCCTACCGTAACTTTACCTGTAGTCTCTCTGCCAAAGAGTTTTTCCATTATACTTTTTTTCTCCGGTGTTGTAGAGCTATCATTACCCATTGCTGTTTTTTGAATTTCCCCTAATGGAGTTACACTTTCACCTCTTACAGCAGCTTCTACAATTCTACCGTGTTCTTCCGCTGCTTCTAGCATTTTTTGCTTAATTCTTTCTTCTGGGGACATTATTCCAAAAAGACTCTCCATCAACCCTTGTGTCATTTGCTGAGCTAGTGTATCTGCAACTGCTGATAGCGTTGATTGGGCAATGGAAAGCATTGCATCTTTTAAGCTACTTTCATCTCCCTTTATTAAAGAGGCTAAGTTACTTTGAACACTTGTTTCAAAGGCTTGAAGAGCTGCTTGTTGAAGTTGAAATAAGGTATCTTTCTGAAGCTCTAATTCTGCTGTTTTTTCTTGAGTAAGACCTAGTTCTGCTGCTGCGAGCTCAATAGACCTTTCTCTAGCTACATTAGTATCCAGCAAGGTTTGTTGATCCCTGGTTAGAGTTTCTCCACGGTCTCGAGCAAGTTGAGCGGCTTTAATAGCTCCCTCATCCTCGCCCATTAGCTTAGTTGCTTGTCTAATTTTTTCAGTTAATTCAAACTCTTTTATTTTACTTTTTACTATATCTGCTTCTATTTTTATAGCGTCTTTAACTAGCTTTGTTTTACCTCTCGAAGCAGTAATTAATGCAGTATCTGTTGCTAAAGTATTTTTAGCGATTTTAAATTCAAGATCTGCCAAACTTTGTATTAAAGATTTTCTATCTTTTAAAAATTTTAACCTTTCTTCCTCTACTTCAGTAAGCTGTCGTCCTTCCTTATTTTTTTCATACTGAAGTGCAATATCTTGCAAGAGCCTTAACTCTTGATTCATATTTACTAATAGTTGATCATACTCACTTAAAGGAAGTACTCTAGCCTCCGCCGTAGAAATAGCTCTTGAGTTTTCGGTTTGTAGTCTAGTTAATTCACTTATTTCTGCTGCTAAGCTTTCTACAGCGGTTCTTTGTTTTAATAATAACTCTATATCAACTTCTTGATTTTTTTCCAATGCATCTAAAGAAGCTTTATAAGAATTAACAACAGTACTAGCGTGGAAGCGTTCGTTAGTAATCCCCTCCAAAGCTTTTTTATCGTCTAATAATATTTTTAGAGCATTTTCAGCAGGAGTTAATTCTTCTTTTTTGGCTTCTATATACTCCTGCAACCCCATAGTAGCTTTTTTTCTAATTTCTGTTACTTCTTCTACTAAACTTTTTTCCTTCTTTTGGGCAAAAAGAAATGCTACAGGAGAAGCACCTGAACCAGACTCTAAAATGCTTCTAGAAGTGCGCTGAGAAGCTTCTGATGCGCGAGCAGCCCCAGGAAGATCTTTTTCAGCTTGTTCTATTACTCCGCTTATTTCTTTTTGTATAGCTATTAGTTCTTTTGAGCCTTGTAAAGCGTCTCCTAATTTTTGAGTAGAAGTATTTGACAGTCTTTTTCCATAAGCTTCTACTGCTTTATTACCATAGTCAAAAGTATCATTTAAAATATTTTGAACTGCAATAAACTCCTCTGTCTCTGCTGTAAGAGTTTCTACTTTACTTTGTAAATAATCATATTTGGGCCCTGCTCCTTCTGCTTCTTTTCCTGAGCGAAAAAAGGACACGGCCAACGCCCCTAAACTCGCTATTAAACCAATCCAAGAAATAGCGCTCAAAGCCATAGAAATGCCTGCTCCTGCTGCTTGTGCGCCTCTTACAAGACTTGCAAATAAACCTGCTGCAGATGTTTTAATATTTGCAAAGCTTTTCTGAACTGCAAAAGTTAAAGTTTTAAAATGAAGTTCCATCTTTTTTGTAGTAAGTTTATTTGCGCGCTCCATTTCGTTTAAAGTTCTATGCAAACTTGCTTTAATTTCTCTATCTTTAATTTTATAACCACGAGCTTCTGTTTGCAAATTTTTCCGAACTTGAGCAATCTGAGCATTACTTAATTGTTTTCCATCTTTTAATTTCTGTAAAAGACTATTTTTATTTGCCTGTACGTCTGCGAGCCTTACTTGTGCATTTGCTTGTACTTCTTTTTGTAATGCTTGTTGTAAAACTGCAGAGCTTTTTACAAGCTCATCATCTTTAAGAGATTCTTTTAATGATTTTTGAGCCTTTTCGGAAGCGCTTTCAGCTCGAGTTGCCATATTATCCAAAGCACCACTAACTTTTTCTAGTCCTGGTAATGCGGTTTTTAATACTTGAGCACCAAAAGGAGCAAAGGCTGCAAAAATAAGTGCAGGCATTTCTTGTAATGTAGTAGCAATAGGTGTTAAAAAGTCTACTGCAAATTTTCGTAAATTATTTACAATATCTTCAAAAGCTGTTGAAAGTTTTGCAAATTCATTTGCACCTCCTCCAGTTACTGCTAGTACCTTTCCATACTTTTCTTCTGCTTGAGTAAGGACTTCATTTGCAACTGCTTGGCTTCTTTCGAAAGCTGTTAAAGAATCTTTGCTCCTTCCCAAAGCGTCCGCATAGTTTTGAGTAGCAGTATCTAGCCTAAGAATAATACCTAATTCATCCAACAATTCTGGCTCAGCTTTTGTAATGCCTCTCGTTAAACGATTGAAAGAATCAGTAAGATCTCTACCAAGAACAGTAGAAGCATCTTTTGCTGCTTTTGCAACTTGAGTAATTTGTGTGGGATCTAAGCCAGCTGCGGTGCCTATTGCCGCCGCCTGAGCAGCGTCTCTAAAGCCTAATTGGGCGTCGGTTGCTGCTTGTATATCTTCTGTTAAAGATTTAAGAGATATACCTGTTGCAGCGGCATAAGCAATTTGACCGCTTTGTAGTAATCCTAGCTGGCCCGCATCTTTTAAAAAGTTAAATGCTGCACTAACTGCAAATATCTGTGCAGCAAGAGTCGCATAGGCAGGAACAAGACCCCCGGAGATGCCTTGTGCCATTTTCGAAAAGTTTTTGCTACTATTTGCGGAAGTTTGAGCAGCTCCTTTAAGATTTCGATCAGCAGTACGAGCAGATTTTCCAGCTCTATCTAAGCCTGTGGCCGCTTTTTCAGCATTTTGTCCAACTATTTTAAGATTGCCTTTGTCGGTAAGCTTAATAGTTAAATTAATTTCATTTTTTGCCATTAGCCGCGAACATTATGGGTGTACTGTTTTCCACCTCCTGGAGACTTAGCTTTGCGCTCCTCTGCTTTACGTTTTTTCTCTGCTTCTTCTGCTCTGTAAGATATGAGAAGATTCTCATAAATTTTTAAAAAGAAAAATACTTCTTTTTGATTTTCAATTTCGTATATTTTAAATATATACTCTAAACTATTCCAGTCTTTTCCTAAATAGGTTCCCGACATTCCATCCCAGCGATCAGACATTAATCCATATATAAAAAATGCCACTTGAACTTCCTCCGGAAAAGAAGAAGACTCGAGCGGCATTTTGGCTGGGTCAGGCTCTTGGCCTAACTGCTCACACATCCGTAGATATTTTTCTACGTCTATATGAGCAGATTCTTTTACGTATTTTTCAAGTAACTGTCGAACTTCAGCTACTTGTTGCTCGTAAAATTTTCAAGGTCACCTACTGATTCTGTCACCCATGTATCAAAATCATTTGCATTCTTCATCAGAAGCTCTGCATTTTCTTGAGTATACATTAATTCATTATCAGGATCTTGTCCAGAAATATCAACCAAAAGAAGCTCTTCTAGGTATCGAAATTTCAGTCCTTTCCATCCTTTAATTACTGCATTACAATATTCTGTTAAAAACTTTTCTTCATCTAAGATTTCTTCCGGTTGTCTTGTTTTTCTATCAAACTTTGTAGTAAGACAACGCTTTCGAAGTTTAATCAGCTCTTCTCTTGCTAAGTAGCAAAGATCTACTTTCATTCCTGAGTAGCCAGGAAAGTCAATTGTTACTGTCTTACTTGGAGTCATGAGACTCGCGAGAGAGATAGGCTCTTTTTTGTCTGTCATAGTTGGTCCTTAAAGGTTTTTATTGATTTATACCACATATTATATCGAAGGCCAGGAAAAATGTCAAGAATTATTTTTAACACCTGGAAAGAAAAAACCCGCCGAAGCGGGTTTAGGTTAAAGTTATTATAGTTATTAAGCGGTAACTCCGAATACTTCCATGTTAAACTCATCAACAGTATTGAAGTCATTAGTATATGCACCAAAGTTTGTCTCCAATGCAATAACATCTTCGATACTATGAGTAGGTACGTCAATATGAACTTTCGGGAAGTTCAAGTTAAGTCGTGGCTGTCCAGAAACAGTTCCTCCTACTTTAAAAGTTACATCAAAATCGTTTACAACTTTTGTAAGACCTTTCGTAGGATTTACAAGATCAGAGAAAAAGTCTGCAGAAGATCCTGTATTGTCACCATCATTTCCAGTATCATCAAACACTAAGTAGCAAGTAAAATTACCTCCAATTGCTCGTGACCCCGTTACACCTTCAACAGGCTTATTAATTGTACCAAGTTCTTCTGGCACAAGATAAGTTACGTTATTAGAAATTGTAATATTTCCTCCCGTAAGAGTAAAAGTGTAAATACCAGTATGAACAATTCCACCACTGCTATAGCCATCTAAGCTACTAGTGTCTGTAGAAATAGTAATGCTTGTTGAGGTGACTGCAGTCACAGTATGATTAATTCCATTCAGAGCTGCCTGAAGAGTATTATTTGTAGAGGTGTTATCATCAACTATTCCTGAGAAGGAGATTGTATCACCGACAACTACCCCATGTCCACTACCTACTGTAATAACGGCAGAAGATGCATTACTTACGTTAGTAAGTGTTACGGGTTTTCCTTCCATTACGTCAGGGTTCCGACCTCGAACAGATAGTTGAGTTAAACGATTACGAATAAAATTATTAGTAGAGGTTACACCGCTACTAATTGCAGGGTAATAAGCGTCGTGAACAGCAGCACTACCAGAGGGCTTGCCTCCAGAATCTACCGGCACATATAGTTTAAGATCAGAGCCGCTATTCAGCCAGACTTTATCTTGTACTACTGAAGGTTCTGTAGTACCTACAGCGACTAGTCCCAAACTTTTTAGATCTTCAACTTCTTTTGCAAATCCAGACCAGTTAGCAGTTGCAATTCCATCAATATCAAAATCAATAGAGCACTCATTTACAATCGAGTTACTTAGCTTATAAACCATCGGCTCATTCGGATCCGTCTCAAATACAAAGTATAAAGTCATCTGAGGAAGAGTAGATCTATTTGAGTTTTGAAATCCTAAAAGGCCCCCTACTGCAGTATTATCAGAAGGAAGACTTGCACCCAGTTCGTCATATACAAGACCACTAGTACCTCCAACTCCATTTACAGGATTTGTTGATCGAGTATAGTCTCCTTCGAGGGTAGTAGTAGTATTTGTTACTCCTGTTCCCCCAAATTCATCAGCTCCTGCCATTGCTGCCCAAAGAACCTGATCTACAAGATGCATTTTGCTAGAGCCACGATTTGTGGGTCGTACATAAGTACTAAAAGACCATTCCGCAGGAGCCAAAGAGTCTGTAAAGAGACGTCGGCCCCGCCGGCTAATACCTGCAGTACTTTCCATTTCATTCAATCCAATTTCAGATTGATTTGTGCTCTGCGAAAAACTAAAACCGTCAAGTACAGGAATTTCCCAGAGACCTTGAAAGTCTCCGTCAATATCTGTCAGCTCAACGTATAGTTTCGCGTCGCGACTAAAATAAAGTTTATCTGCCATAGATTATCTCCTATGTCTTGAAAAGGCATGGACGTGAACGTTTGTTCGTGCCAGCATTTTCTAGTATCGAACCTCAATAAGAATTTCTGCAACTCCTAAAGGTTCTAATACACCTTCATCAGTATCAATACTAATGACTGTGATTTGTTGAGTATGCTGTTTAAGACCTAAGCGATCATAGTATTCCAGCCTACTATTTTCTTCTAAAACTGTTTCGACGTCTTCTATTAACTCATCGAGAGCATCTACTGCATCTTCTTGATTTACATAACATCGAATTGTAACATTTAAGAAACGATCTTTATACCCACCGCCTTGGTACTGTCTTGTTTCTGAGCCTGCATTTAAATGAATTGCAGGAAACTCTTCTACTTCGTCCCAAAATTTTAATCGAGGACTTATTTCCGCAACTGCAGAGTGATAGGCTCCTTGACCATTTATTAAGGCTAATTTATCTGTAATACCTTTTGTAATGGCGGCTCTACGGCTAGTAAAAGTTCTTTCAGCTGCCATTATACTCTCCTAGTATAAAATCTTCCTATTGCCATTTCTGCCGCTATTTCTCGTATTGATGCATCAATAACGGTGCGAGGATCTCTCTGAGGTGTTGACCACGGACTCTTGCCCCTTCCCATCTCAAAAACTTGATAAGGATTGGTTTGATAAGTATAACCAAAACTAGGAAATCCTTGCCGAGTTGTACTTACATCTGTTAATCTAACACTTTGTGCAAATCTACCTGTTCTACTTTCAAGTCCAGGACTTTTCATATTCTTTTCTACTGTTTGTGGCAATTTTTGATTAATCATTGCCATTATAGAAAACATACTCTGTGACTGTTTATTGCTTTTTTCCGGCCTTAATTGTTTCTTTTTTACCGGAAAAGGTAAGGGGCCCGCTTTTTTTATTTTTGGCTTTATTTTATTTTTTGCCTTACTTTTTTTAGCTATACTTAAATTTTCACTAACTACTTTTAAAGTTTTTTTATTTTTAAAAGGCTTTAATAACTTTTTTACAGTTTTCTTTCTGTTTGTTTCTACAATACTATCAGAGCCTTTCAAATTTGGAACATCTAGTTTTTGTAAAGCTTTTTTTAAATCTGCTAAAATTTTCTTTTCTTCTCCGCCTCCGGCTATTGCATTTAATATTTGGCTTCGAATTGTAACTGTTACTTTTTCAGATTTAGGATCTTTTATAACTTCTAGTATCGCTCCTAACCCTAAGTCTTTTATAAGAGCTTGCTGCTTAGGGCCAAGACTTCTATTTCCGAAAGTTTCAGCTAAAGCTTTGTGCACTACATCATTTATAAAATGTTCAACATTACTGCCTTGAATGTGCTCTAAATTAAATGCTTGCCCGGATTTTTTAATTTCTCTAGTCTCTTTTGGGTTAGAAGCACTTTGTCTAGTTAGCATTTTTTTATTTAACTTAGCTAGTACTGCTTGATAAAACTCCTCTAAGTGATCTTTATATATTCTATAAATTTTTGCGTAGTTATCTCTTCCCGCATTTTTACCAGAAGTTTGCTCCAAAACTGTTACAGATACTCCTCCTCGAGGCTCTGCTATATTAACGAGTATATCACCTTCTTTTGCTTGAGCTTGAAAAGCTTTTCGTAAATTTTTTGTAAGTTCTGTAATTTCTGGGGATATAAGTTTAATTGCTTCTCGAATTTCTTCTGTTTGTCCCTTATACTCGTTACTTCTATTTAAAAGATCTCGTACAGTTCTTTTTATAGTTGTGGAGCTATACACAAAGTCATGAGTTTTAAGATTACCGGTAGCAGTTCTCCAAGCATCTGAAGCTCCTTTCTGTGTTAATTCAGTCTGTAACTTTTCTAAAAATGCTTTTAAATTACTACTTGCCATTAAAAGTTTTTATACAAATCAAGCACGCGTTTAATATGGTCAGGAAATGCCACATTGTTACGCTGACTTGAGCTTGCTTGATTCTGAATACTAGCGCCTGCAATTGTGCGTCGCTCTTTGTGCTCATCTTTCAAGTAGTATGTAACCAAATCAAAAACTGCAAGTCGTAGATCAGAAGGCAATACAGAGTATCCTGCAGTATAAGTTACTCGAACTGCTCCTGGGCCACGACGCCAGTTTTTATAACTGCCATTCGTTGTACGTATTACACTATCGGTAGCAGTATCTAAATAATATTCATATGCACCTGTAGTAAGAGTACTATAAGAGCTTCCATAAGAGTCACGCTCTTCTACTGTTACAATTGTATTTACAGGACTTTCTGTTAATTGTATAATGTGAGTATCCCAATCAACATTAATGGATTCCACTTTATTTGTAGAATAATAATCTACAAAACTATTACCGCAATAAGTTTTTACTAATTCACTCACAGAAGGAATAAGAAAATTTAAACGAGCATCGTCCTTAGGGCTACTAATCCCTTCGGCGGCTTTATAATCATTTAAAGTAGTTA